CAAACGCATGGCCGAGGACCGCGAAAAGGCCGAGCAACAGGCTGCCCATGAAACTGAAAGCAAGAAAGAGAAGAACGGCAGCAAGAAAAACAAGTAAGACTGTTGTACCAGCATCCGTCATCTGATACCTACCGCTCTAACGCATCGGCCGGGCCCGGCAGGTTCAGTCCAACACACTCGCTTCTATACCCCACATGCCTGTCGGGCCCATCCATCACGTCTCAAAATGACGTGGCCCCCGTCAACCGAAGCTAACGGGGGCCTGTCCCAACAAAGAACTTCTTGCCTACCGTTCCCCTGATGATGCCTTGTTGCTTGGCAGTCTGCAAGAAGAATGCGGTGTGGGCACGCGTCAACATGGGCTCACCGCGTCAACGCGTGCATCCCTAGGTGTGTCGCCGAGGGAGTCGCGGCTTCAAAGCACAGCACGCGTCAGATTGCAACTACTATAGTGGGCATACGTGCGCCGTATGGAGGAACGGCGCACGCGAGGACTGAAAACCAAGATGGTCTGGGGCCTGGCTCATGGCCCCCATAGAAAGGTCGCAAACCTTGGTATGGCATGCGATGCGATCCAATGCAAGGGCTTTGGCGCTCGGGGGGTGTTGCTTTTGGGTCGTGGATTTGCCTAGTGTCTGGCCTTGCACCGGTGCCTGACCGGGTCTCCCCGGCCAGACACCAAAACTTGTCAAGTGGACGCGGGGCTGGCTGTGCCCCGTAGAAAGGCCACGTACTGATGCCTATCGCAGATCGAACCAGAGAAAGCAATACTTCTGACGAGCAAATGACCGCGGGGGTGCGCCGTGGCTAAACGCAATCTTGACCCGTGGTTCCGTCTAAGCGTGTTTTTCTTCGAAGACGAGAGTACTGCCAGGTTGAGCAGCGCGGCACGAGAATTGTTCCTGAGAGCCATTGCGTACGCCAAGCGAAACCGGACAAACGGGAGAGTTCCGAAAGACATAATGCACACACTCTACAGTCCGATCCGTCATGAGGCGGGGGAAATCGAGCTCAGACTGAACACCAAGTGGATCACCGGATGGTCACCGGATGGTCACCCGGTGGTCACTCGCGCGGCAATCAAAAATGCCGCAATGGTGTCTGTGCGTGACACGGTGAGTGAGCTCATTGATGAACAGTTGGTGACCGTTTTGGACGACGGAAGCTACCATATAGTGAGCTACCTCAAGTGGCAAGAGGACGACGAAGTAATTGAAAACAAAAAGAAAAAGGCGGCAAGCAAGAAGCGAAAGCAGCGAGCCCGTGCCAAGAATGTCTCGGACATGTCCCCGGGGGACAAATCAAATGTCCCCGGGGGACATGCGGGGGACAACGGGGGGGACAAACAGGGGGACAAATCAAATGTCCCCGGGGGACAAACTCCACCAGACTCAGACTCAGACTTAGATCTTTCTACTACTACTGAGATACATACGCGCGGGCCCGAGCCCGACCGACTGTCGGCGTCAGGAGTAGTAGTAGATAAGTCTAATAAAGGGGAAAGCAAGACGTTCGAGGAACTCATGAAAAGGTACCCGACGCAGTTCGGTCAAATCTACGGAGAGCCCGTAGACGCCATCAAGGCATTGTTGCCGATCAAAGATGACGAGCTTGAAACGCTGAGAGTAAGGGGAACGCGCCACTGGGGTGGCGTTAGGCGTTTATTGCCGCTTTTGCGTGCTGACCCAGACGCATTCATGAAAGCCACGCGCAACGGCAACGGCAACGGTACCGGTGCAGGCAAAGGAAACGGCTCTTTCGTGAACGGGCCAACAGCACGCGACAAGAAAAACCATGAGGTAAACGAGCGCCTGCGCCGGGAGGCAGACCCAGAACAAGGACTGACTCATCTCAGCGACATAAGAAAACGGATGCTGAATCCATGACTAACCTCAGGAATGAAAGGGAATGACGATGACCGAAACCAAAACAGAAAACAAGCCAATCGAATTCACTATCGGCGGTGTTGACTATCAGTTGCCAAAAGATGTGGGTCCTTTCACTCAACACGTCAACGGTGTGATCACTGGTTTGAAGGACAAAAACAAAAGACTGCAAGCTAAAAATAAACAACTGCTAGCCTGTCTCTGTGCGGCCGACCAAGCACTTAAGGAGAATCAAGAGAATGCGACGCATGGCGTCTGGACACGTCATGATTTCCTGACATGGTGTTGGTCCCACGGTATCTATGTTGGTCCAAAACCAGAAACCTATGTGCTCTTAGAGACATTGCTGGAAAGCCATGCGCCCATCACCAACAAGCAATTGCTGATGGCCAAGGAATTGATGCTTTCCAAAACACCATACCCCAACGCGGGATTCCTGATTGTCTTGCTTCAGGATATCTTGACCGCGTTCGGAACCCAACAGGCACCCAATGAACCAGGCGGAAACGGAAGCAGGCGCGCAGCGTTGCAACCATAGGCGCGCTCCTCGCCGCAACCGAGGGTCCGGACCAGGGGTCAACCGCTAGCGCGCTTCTACGGGCCACTATGGGATTCTGGGACCATTAGGACATGAGAAAGAAAACAAGGAAACCCCAGACCCCCCGTGAGACTGACGAGCAAGCGGTCCTCGTCGAGTACCTGCGCTTGCGCGGCCTCGAGGTTTTCTCCGTGCCCAACGGCGCCATCATCGGGGGCCGGAGCAAATGGGCCCTGCTAGCCAAGCTCAAACGCGAGGGACTCCTAGCCGGTGCCCCCGACCTCGTGCTAGTCCAACGGGCCCCCGCCACTGGTCGCCCGGTCTGCATTGAGATGAAACGACGCAAAACGGGAAAGGTCTCAAAAAATCAGGAAGCCGTCCTGCCCCTGTTCGTGCGCGCTGGCTGGCACGTCATCGTTGCGCGGGGAGCGCAGGACGCCCTAGACTCCCTCGCGCAATTGGGCTATTGAACGCTACTCTGAGTTTACTTTCGTAGGGGGTCGCGAATGTTGCAAGGACGGATTTTTGACATGTGGCAAGCGGTGCGCAGAGACATAATCGAGGAATTGAAAAAGAAATCCAAGGGCAATTCCATATCTGCACTCGCCGCTAGGCGAGCCGCTTTCGACGCGCTCCACAAAGGCATTACGCTTGGCGAAATGAATGAACGCGTGAACCAACACAGCGACAAACACCTGGCAGCCGTGGTAGCTGGACAGCTAGCGGCGGCCGTGTTTCGTGACCGCATTGCCATGACCCCGAAACAAATTGCCGAACAAGCAATGGCCATCGCATTGGAAATCGGGAACACACACCGCAAGCTTTTGCCGCACGGAGTAGCGGACACAGGAGGCAACCACACATGAACCGCGAATCAATCAAGGCTGAGCTACTCGACAGAATCGCAGCCGCAACCAAAAGCACGATGGTAGGCGACCAAGCAATCGGCGTGATGCAAGCGCAGGCGCTAGTCGAGGAAGCGCTGACGCGCGGCACGAACCTCGGCCACATGAAGGCGTTGGATATCGTGGGCTCGCGCAGGCTTGAGCTTGCGTGCAATCTTGCGGGATTCGTCACGCTGGCCGCGATGATTGAGCATTGTACGTCACAGGACGATAATTTTGACGGCGCAACAATCGAGGAGAATTGCCGCGATGCGCTAAGAATCCTCGACACCATGGTCGACCTCATCAACGGAGACGCAAAGTGAAAGTTAAAAGGCTTGGCGAGTACTACTATTCTCCAATACCAGTGCGGCAAATCGAAAACGCAAAGGCCCGAAACGGGGGGAAGCTACCAGTCCACACATGTGCAAATTGTAACGAAATGTTCGAACACTTTTTGAAGGGCGCCCTGTACTGCTCTGAGCGATGCCGCAACCAAGCACAATCCGCGCGCAGGCAAGCCCGGCTCGGACCCAGGCCAGTATGCGAGTCTTGCGGGAGGGTGCTGCCAAGAAAGCAGGTATCAAAATGACAACCGAAATGACCGTGCTCCAAATTGCCCTTGCAGTACTCGATGCCCGCAAGTGGTCAGCATCATGTAGCGCAATGACACAAGCGGCCGGTGCTACCAAGGACGAGTGCGAGTGGTTTCTCACCGAAGCGGAGAACATGTCAGTTGCTGCATTGATGCGCAAGGTGGACTTGCTTATCAGGCAATCGCCCGCAACTGACGAAGAGGCAATCGCGCACCACATCATGATGAGAGCTGGCGAGCTTGCGGAGGCCGAGCGTCGTGACTGAGTACACACTCGAGGATTGGAAAGCTTTGTGCATTGACTTGCGTCGGGAGGTCGAGGAATGGCGGCTGAGGGCACTCAACTACGAGCTGCAATACTTCGAGGAACGCGCACTTCGAATGCGATTGGAAATAGAGCGACGCGAACGGGAAAGGTTGACTAATGACTGAAGAGAAAACCGAACCAACTCTGGAGTTGAACTACATTGCAGCCCTGACGCGGGAGGAATTCATTGTCGTTTTGCTCTTAGCCCGCTGGTGTCTAGTCGAAATGCAGTCTGATGCGCAAAGGGGCAGCGAGCATGCCATCAAAACGCTGGCCACCATAAGCGAGAAAATCCAACCGTCCGAGCTATGGGCGAAGTGTGGCAAATTGCTTGACGTGCTGGACCGGATTGAAGCGGAGCGCGCGGGAGGTGAAGGGGTGATGCAATGAACGCTTTTGAAGACTTGCTCACGAGTATGCCTGAAAAGAACACCTATCAATTGTTGCATATTCTGTATGCAGCAAGGACGGGGTTTCATGCGTTGATGACGGCAGCCGAGGAAACCGAAGGGCCAAAAAACCTAATGGAGAGGATGATAGCCAATGACGCCCATCCGTTGGTTTTACTGCGGAAGGTAGATAGATGCATCGATATCGTGCGGCGGGTTCGCGTCGAGAAAGCGCTGTACGGGGTTAAGGAGGAAGCGCAATGAACACGGGCAAATTCAAGCTAGAGGAATTAGTCGAAACTCAGAATTGCTTTGAGACGCATTTCGTTTTGACCATGGCCATATTGGGATTTGCGCACCTACTGCGTGACGCGGGACAAGGGAAAGAGTCGGCAGTCAAGGCAAAGGAGGCATTGCAGGCGGTTGGCACTGATGCTGACTACCTGATGGCAAAGTGCAGGCTAGGGCTTACGCGCATTGAAGCGACAGAGGAATACCGGTCTGTTGTTGGGGATGACGACTATGAATCAGTTTGAGATTGGATCGGTGCAATCGTTTGGCGAGATGGGCTGCAATCGCCGAGATATCCTGCAAGGTGGCGGGTTCCATGTGTCCTATCTGCATCCTGGCCAAGCAATGAGCGCGGCGGACGGGGGCACGACTGGCGAGACGGCTTTGGTGCGCGATGGTCAGTACTACATACTGAACGGCCACCACTTTGAGCAGTATCGCGAGCGCATACATAGTTGGGCTATGTGCATCACGTATTTTCTCGAGCATCAGGACGAGCTGTCTGGTTGGAGTGACAGGTATGAAGGTTGACCCAGTGCGCAGAAGCATAACCGTTGAGGCTCTCCATGCTGCGGTAAATCTATGTTCGGATGTCGAGGAAGAGTGCTACACAAATTCATGGGCCGTAAACCATGACGAGCGACGGGAATACCTAGCCAATGCTGCCGGAGCTGCCATGTGTCGACGGGCTATCATGCAGCTCATTGAACAGATAGGCACGCAGAAGATAGCGGGGTAGTGTGGATGCTTAGGCAGATTTTCGAAGGCCCATGGGTATCATGGTTTGCTTTGGGCGTGATTGCGGGTAGCAATTACCCTGGTATTAGCGGCATTGTGGGCTTGGTGTGGCTTGGACTTGTTGTTCTCTGGGCGCTCTCGTATGCGGTTTACCTGGTGTCGAGCAATTTGGCACGCAGAAGATAGCGGGGTAGTCATGGCTGACAAACCTAGAATAGGCATTACAGCCCGCGAGGTTTGCATATACGCGTTGGGTGAATTGCTGAAGGATACCAAGGGTCACGCAAGGACTGTGCAGCTATATGGCAAGTTGGGTCGTGTGTGCGGGCTGCGAGAGCAGGAAGTCTTTGAGCTAACTGAGTTGCTGGGGGACCACTACCGTCAGATAGGCAAACTAATCACTAGGTGGCGCAACAAGCTGCAACGCATAGCGGGGTAGAGATGGAATCCATTCCGATTGTTGGCGGGGCTTACGTTCTGACCGAGCTGGGCGACAACCATTCGTTGTACTACGAGGGGCGCCCGGCGTATTCCGTGCGGCGCAGGGAGGAAAACTACCACTTCGGCTATCTCAAGTGGGGTATGTCCTATGGCAGCTACGTATACGTCAATCTAGGCAGCATGACGCATTTTTCTGAAAGTTTGCTGGCCGCGCTGTCGTATTGGTCTAGCGAGCTCACGGCCAAGTATCATCGGTGGAAGGCGGACAAGGTGGATAGTGATGGCGATGTGTGAACGATGCAGGACGGAACCATGCGACCGCTACCGTGCTGCTCGCCGTTTTGTAGGGGCATGGGCACGTGAACGGAAACGACAAGGATTGTCATTGCTCGATGGCGCGGCGGACCAAACCGCCATGGATGCTGCGCTCGATAAAGTCGTGGATGGATTGCTCGAAGCGAAGTGTTCTTGTCTGTGTCATGGTAACCGGAACTGGCAATCCCCCGGCTCGGGTGGGTCTGATATAGCGCGCTAGAGGGACTAGTCAGAGCGAAGGGAGCGGGGGATTGCCCCAATTGGACACATGACGCATTCTGTGCCATACCGTCAGTATGGCGAAGCCTCAGACCATTGACGACCTAGCGCCGAACCCGCGGAACCCCCGTCGAATCAAGCCCAAAGCAGGCGAGGGGCTCAAAGCCTCGCTTTCCAAAGTTGGCGACTTGTCCGGGATTACATTCAATGCACGCAGCGGTCAGCTAGTCTGCGGCCACCAGCGCTTGGCCAAGCTTCGCGAGCTCGGAGGCGAATACCGCAAGGGGTCTGTATGGGTCGGCTCGCGGGAATTCCCCGTGCGGGTAGTCGACTGGGACGAGCAGACCGAGCACGAGGCCAACGTTGCGGCCAACAACGAGGCCATACAGGGGTCGTGGGATGACTCGATAGAAGAGTACCTTCGTGAGATACGGGCGGGGATGTCGGAGGAGTCCTTTGCGGAGTTGCGGTTTGATGACCTGGGAGAACTACTGCATTTGGACTTCGCCATGCCCGACCCTGGAATGCCTGACCTTCCTACGGACGAGGACAAGAATTTCTGGCAGTTGACTTTCGTCCTGCATACGCAACAAAAAGACACGGTCATGGATGCTCTATCCAAGGCAGAGGAAATGGGTGGCGGGGTTGACCCAGACAATCCGAACAAGAACGGGAACCTCCTGACCTTCATCTGCGCGAACTTCTCGTGAGTGACGTCAAGCAAATCATGGTCAGGCCTATTGCTGCGGCCATTGGAAAGCAAATCTGCAAGGAGAACCATTACAGCCGCAAGGTGGTACCAAACAGTCAGATCCACCTCGGGGCATTCTTGCACGGCCGGTGCCTTGGGGTCATGCAGTTTGGGCCGTCGATGGACCGAAACCGTATGTGCCTGGTTGTTCGCGGCACGAAGCCGAGGGAGATGCTCGAGTTGAATCGTATGGCGTTCTCCGACGAATTGCCGCGCAATAGCGAGTCACGGTGTCTGGGGTTTGCGCTGCGTCTCATTGCCAAGACATATCCGACCATCAAGTGGGTGGTGTCGTTTGCTGATGCGTGCCAGTGCGGTGATGGCGCGATTTACCGGGCCTGCAATTTCGTGCTCACCTCCATCAAAAAAAACACGTCTTTGCTGACCATGGGTGATGGCAAGGTTGTCGCCAGGAAAACGCTTGACGACCACATTGACCCGAAAACTGGGCGCTTCATGTCAGCCATCATGCGCGAGAAGGGCGCCAAGCCGTTGGTGGGTTATCAGCTCCGCTACATCTATTTCCTCCACCCAGACGAGAGACAAAACCTCACGTGCCCAGAAATACCCTACAGCGCCATTGATGAGTGTGGCGCGCGGATGTACAAAGGAGTGCGCCCGAAGCATAGTGGCGATGCAGTCGCCCACCAGGCGGCGGAGGGCGGTTCGACTCCGACCCGGGCGCTCCATCAAGAGGCATAGCCATGCCAACCAAGAAAAAGGTCACCAAGAAAAAGCGCGGCCGACCACGCAAGGAGCCCGAGGCAAAACCCAAGAGAAAACCAGGTAGGCCAAGAATTGAGATTGACTGGGGGGTCGTCGAGTCAATGTGCGCCATCCATTGCACGGCCAAGGAAATCGTGGCTGTCACGGGTATCAGTGAAGACACGTTAGAGCGACGGTGCAAAGAGATTCATGGGGTCCGTTTTGCGGACTTTATCCGGGAAAAAAGGGGTAAAGGCAGAGCCTCGCTTAGGCGGCGACAATGGCAAGTTGCGGATAGTGGGGATAAGACGATGCTCATCTGGCTCGGCAAGAATTGGCTCAAGCAAACTGACCGCATGATGCAGAAGAGCGAGCATAGCGGGACCATCAACGGGCCCGTGATTCTGCCCAGCAATGACCGCGACAGCGAGCAGTGAAGCGCTGCGTCCGCACTCTGGGCCCCAGTGGGCCTACTGCGCAACGTCTGCAGACATAGCTCTATTCGGGGGAGCCCGCGGCGGGGGCAAGACGCGCGGACTGATACTCGAGTCAACGCGACACGTGGCCAACCCGCGATACTCTGGCATCATCTTCCGCCGCACGTACCCCAGTATCCGCGGGCCCGGGGGCCTGCTCGAAGCTTCCAGGGAGGTCTACCCACGCCTAGGCGCCACCGTCGCTGAGTCACCGAGCATCGTGTGGCGTTTTCCCTCAGGCGCCATGATTCAGTTCAGCCACCTGCAGCACGATAAGAACGCCCTCGACCACCGTGGCCGTGAGTACGCGTTTCTGGGATTCGACGAAATAACGGAAATAACTGAAGCGCAATTCTGGGAGCTCATGGGTTCGAACCGAACTACCTGCGGCATCAGACCCTACGTGCGCGCGACCTGCAACCCGGACCCAGACCACTTCGTGCGCCGCATGATTGACTGGTGGATAGACGACAACGGCTATCCCATCCCCCAACGAAGCGGCACGTTGCGTTGGTTCGTGCGCCGTGAAGGCGAGATCGAATGGCATGACCAGCCCGTGCCCGGGGGCATCAGCTTTACTTTCATCCCGTCCTTGCTCAGCGACAACCCTACCCTGTGTCAATCTGACCCTGACTACCGCTCCAAACTCGAGGCCATGCCCAAGGTGGAGCGCACGCGTCTCTTGCTCGGCAACTGGAACATACGCCCATCAGCCGGGCTCTACTTCCGCCGCCATTACTTCGAGATACTGGACACAGCCCCGACCGATACCCGTGAGCGCGTCAGGGCTTGGGACCTAGCCGCGACCAAGCCCAACTCACAAAACCCTGACCCTGACTGGACTGTCGGAGTCAGGTACGCGAAACTCAAGGACGGGTCTTTTGTGGTTGAGCATGTTGAGCGCTTGCGGGAATCACCCCTTGGAGTTGAGCGTGCGGTGTGCAATACAGCCAGTATGGATGGCGAAGGCGTGCGCGTCGGTTTGTGGCAGGACCCTGGCCAGGCCGGCAAGGCGCAAGCGCAACACTTCTCACGGCTCCTATCCGGCCACACCGTCAAGCTTCAAGCTGCCGCACGTGACAAAGTCACCTATGCCGAGCCAGTCTCGAGTCAGGCTGAGGCCGGCAACATACGGGTAGTACGGGGGCCGTGGAATGAAGCTTTTCTCTCGTCTCTCGAGTCATTTCCTGAAGGCGCCCACGACGACGATGTGGATGCTTTGTCCTTGGCGCACCGGCTATGTGCTGCGACAAATTTGGACCGTCTCCGACTACTCGCAACAAGGTGAGGAACGATGGCAACTCAACTGACGCAAAAGGTTCGCAGGTACATTCTGGACGGCTGGGAGAACGCTATCACCGGGCTCGGACGCACTCGCGACAAGCGCATGGCAACGAGTATCGTTGCGCCCACCATACCCGGCTCGCGTGATGAGTTCGACCACTTCTACCATAGCGACCACACGGCGCAGAAAATCGCGCGGCTACCTGCGCGGGAGATGACACGCGAATGGATCACATTGCAGGTGGACGACTCGGTTGATGAGACCATGCGCGGCGGTCAGGATAGCACCGCGGACAAGATGTTAACGGCCAAACACGTCATGCAGGCGCTTGATGACATCAGTGCAAAGAAGCATGTGTTTGAGTGCCTGCTGTGGGCCAGGGTGCATGGTGGCGCATGCATCTTTTTGGGCGTTGACGATGGCGGGGCTGAGCTCAGTGAGCCGCTCAATCTAGACCGCGTGCGCAAGCTTAGGTTCCTTCTCGTCTTCGACCGCTGGGAATTGCAACCGCATACTTGGGCAACGGACCTCGAGAACGTTGAGGATGATGACCCCTTCGGCGAGCCGCTTTCGTACATGCTAGTCCCGCAAACTGCCGGCGCAGCAACCGCAGTGCCCAATGTGGAAATCCACGCCTCGCGGCTCATACGGATTGACGGTGTGCAGACCAGTCGCTACCAGAAATCCCTCAACAGTGGCTGGGGGCATTCGGTCTACACGTCGATGCGAGAAACCCTGCAAGACTATGGCATCACGTGGCACGGCATAGCCCACTTGCTCAGTGACTTCTCGCAGGGTGTGTTCAAGATGGCCGGGCTTGCCGAGGCCATCGCAGCGCAGGAGAGCAACCTTGTTATCGACCGCCTGACCGCCATGGACCTATGCCGCTCAGTCGCGCGCGCAGTGCCCATCGATGCTGAGTCAGAGGACTTCACTCGAGTCACCACGCCCATGGGTGGGCTGCCTGAGACAATAGATCGCTTTATGCTACGTGTAGCAGAAGCGGCCGAATTGCCGGCCACATTACTGTTTGGCCAGAGCCCATCGGGTCTCAACGCTACCGGGGAGTCAGACATCCGATTGTTCTACGACGGCATTGCGGCCCAGCAAGAGACGGTTGTCAGGCCCGCCATAGACCGCATCTTGGACGTGTTGTTCGCCTCACGGGAGGGACCGACTCGGGGCAAGGAGCCCGAAAACTGGAGTTATGAGTTCAACCCGCTGTGGCAAGAGACCGATGCAGAGCGCGCGGCAACGCGCAAGACGCAGGCAGAGACGGATAGCCTGTACCTCGCAGACGGCGTGCTGGACCCCGAGGAGGTGGCCATGTCGCGTTTTGGGGGGGACGCCTACTCCACTGAGACGGTGTTGGATATGGAGAAACGTTCGGCTGTGGCGAACATTGAACCCGAGCCGGGGGACATGGATGTTACCGCACTGGCTGCAAGCGCAGACCTCAGCCCAGACCAAGGCGAGGCCATAGAATCCACGCAAGCGCTCAACGGCGCGCAGGTCCAAGCACTTATTCAAGTAGTTCAAGAGTTCAACGCGGGCACGCTTGGCATTGATGCGGCGCGCGAGATTATCAAGGCCGCGTTCCCGATTGACCCAGCGGTCATTGAGCGCATGCTCGCGAGCAAGCCGGAGAAGGTAGTCGAGGAACCTGAACCGCAGCCGCCGCCAGCGCCCCCGGTCATGATGCCCACTGTGCCCCCCGAGCCTGAGCCAGAAGAATGAGGCAACGGCGCAAGAGAATCGTGTTCCCGTGCCCATGCACGTGTGGCAAAGTGGATGGTCTGCAACACTCTGAGTTATGTGAGTATTGTCGATTCTGGGAAAAACTCAATCAGGAGACTACCAAGCATGGCGTCAAAGATTCCACCCATGGGTCGCCCAAACATCAAGGTGATGAGTGAGATTGACGATGGCGACATTGTGCGAGCGCGGGAGTATTACATCGTCAAGCTAGTGTCGGCCTACCGCTCACGCGATGCAGACACGCTCAAGGTGGCGGTAGAATGGATCGTCGCGCTCACTTCTGAAATGCGCCTGCGTGGGACGCGGGACCAGCCGGGGTTGCTGACGATATGACATATGGGGAATTGATGCGGCGTTTCGGTTCTACGACAATCGGGCAAGAGATGATTCCCATTGCTCAGTACATCGAGGCGATGGCGCCAGATTGCAGGGAAAAATCCTTGGCCCTCACCAAGCTAGAGGAAGCCATGTTTTGGGCGTTGGCAGCGGTTCAGCGCAGCCCAGAGAACAAAGGCGAGCCATGAAACCACGCTTCGGTTTGCTCGAACAAATGCGAGCCCACGAGCTCGCGACCGGCAGAAAGGTCCGGGTCAGGCGCCCCACTGTTCAAACCCCCCCTCTTGCTGCTGAGCGCGGCTACACCGCCGCCTTGCTGCGCATCGTGCGCGCCATCGCCAAGGACATCAGAGACGAGCTCACGCCCGAGCGACTCGCGTACATGCTGCGCATGGCGGGCACTGCCCCGTCACTAGACCATGCTGACCAGAGTGATGTGGCCACCTTGATTGACACGACTGAAGGTCAACTACTTCTCAAGCTCGACAACGAACACTTGCGCAACCTCACGGGCCTTGTCGAGCAGTACTTCCAGATGACAGCGCGGCACGGTCGCCGCCAGCTCATACGGCAAATCCGCCGCGCCATCAGTATTGACGCCATGGCCCCCGAGCCCGCGCTTGACGCCATGATGGACCTATGGGTCAAGGAAGGTCACCGGCTCATTACGAAAATGAGTGAGGACCAAATCACTGACACCATGAACATTGCCCGGCGTGGCATTCGCGCGGGTGATAGACCCGGGCTAATAGCTGAGAAGATTCGAGCAAAGACAGGCATCGCCGAACGGAAGGCCCGGCTCATTGCCCGGGACCAGACAAACAAGCTGCATGGGCAAATGACCAAAATGAGGCATGAGGCATTGGGCATCGAAAGCTACATCTGGCGCACGTCTCGAGACGAGCGCGTCAGGCCCAGTCACATGATCAAAGAGGGAGTCGAGTTTCGTTGGGATGACCCCCCTTACGATACCGGACACCCGGGTGAACAAATTCAGTGCCGGTGCACAAGTGAGCCCGTGATTCCCGGACTAGCCAAGCCAAAAGACGAGCCCGCCAGCGCCAAGAAAGCGGCCAAGCTCAAGCGTGAGGCTCGAGCAAAACTCAAGGCCAAGGAAGAACGGGCCAAGGTGAAAAGCACGCGTTCGGCCTAAAACTTACTTGACCCAAGGTGCGACATCTGCAACAAAACCTACTAGTACCTCAGGCAAACTCAGAGTTTACAGGCTAGACGGTAGCCACGCGACAGGGGGACGTTAGGTGGCGGATGCCTCTCAACAAGGCCTGTAGCCTCGAAGCGTACCAAGAGAACATAGCCACAGAAATCAAAGCCGGACGTCCACGCGAGCAAGCAATTGCGATCGCAGGTGAGACCTTGCGTGCCGCATGCAAGCGTGAAGGCAAGGCCGTGCCGCGGACCGATAGCGCTGACGAGCCGACGCAGGTGTGGCGCTATGACGTGGGCGAGTTTCGTGCCCCGGTAGAAACACCAAACGGCTACCTCAAGTGCGACGCGAAAATCACCAGGGTGGGCGTGTTCGACTACCGCCTACCGGACGGCAACTTGCGCAAAGAACTGCGTCTGCCTGATGAGGTATTCCGCGATGATGCATTGCAGACCTTCGAGCTCGTGCCCTTGACAAACAACCATCCGAGCGAACGCTTGGACGCAACCAACACACGCAAGTATGCCGCGGGCCTAGTGCAGCGAGTGCGCCGCCATGACAACACGGTGGCAGCCGAGGTTCTCATCACGGATGCGGATGCCATCAAGGACGCACGGTCCGGCAAGACGCAGTTGTCATGCGGCTACACGTGCGAAGTGGTCCCCATGCAAGGCGTGACCAGTGGTATTCCAGGTATTCCAGACGGTCTGCATTATGATGCTATCCAACGTGCAATCGTAGGCAATCATGTGGCCATGGTTGACCGAGCCCGCGGCGGTCCAGACCTGACGCTGCATCTTGACGCGCAAGACGCAATCCAACTCGACAATCAAACCAATGAACCTGCCGGGCCCAAGCCCGGTCCCGGAGGACAACCGATGAGTGACACAGTACGACTGACCATTGACGGCGTTGACCACGACTTGCCCAAGGCTGCGGCAGACCACCTTGGTAAGCACCTTAAGACGTTGCTAGAGCACACCGAGCAATTGGAGAAGCAAAACACCGAGCTTGTGGCACGGGCGGACGGCGCTGAGAAAACCCTCGAGGAATTCAAGGCGGAATGGACCCCGGAAAAGGTCCGCGAGCTTGTAGCAGAACGCGTCAAGCTCGAAACCACGGCAGCCCGCATTCTGAACAACGATGAGCTCAAGCTTGACGAGATGGACGCTATCGAGCTGCAAAAGGCGGTTGTCCTGAAGATGGCGCCTGGCGCCAAGGACCGCTTGGCCGATGCCGACGAGGGCTACGTCAAAGCGCGGTTCGATGCGGCCGTTGAGGCGTGGGAGGAAGAACAAAAGAAAAAGCCCAGCCCTGCTGACCGCCTGCGACTCGTGCACAACGATTCCTCGCGGGACACGAGGACGGATGCTGCGTCTGCGCGCCAGCGGATGCTGGACAACATTCACAAGATGGGCACGGAGCCCATCAGAGCCACTGACCCAAACCAGGCCAAGGCGTAGGCCGCATGGCCCGATGGCAAACTGACACACTCTAGACAGGAGAAACAGAACGATGTCACAAACCAGCTACAGCGTTGACCCTGAGCTCGGGTATCGCGGCCTGCTCGCTGACCCGAATCGAGACGCATTCATCATTCCCATGGCCAATGGCGCGGCTGCCGCGCAGGGCTTTGGCATCATGGTCAAGCGGGATGGCACGAATCCCGAGGACCAGTTCGATATCTTTTCGGCTACCGGCCAGAAGCCGTTGGGCATCACGGTGCACACCCATGCACAAGAGGACCCAAGTCTAAGCGACCCAGCCGGCATTGCTCTCTTGGAGAGCGCGTCCATTTTGAGACGTGGCCGCATTTGGGTGCGGGTCGAAGAGGCCATCACGGTAGGCGACCCAGTCTACTTCCGACACACGACTGGCACTGGCACCGAGATTGGCGCCTTCCGCAACGATGCGGATGGGACAGGCGAGGTCATTACATGCACGCCCACGGTCGTGGAAGACGTTATCTACGGGCTCGATATCACCGTCGACGGTGATGACTACCACTTTGAGGCCGTGGCTGATGGGTCCGCGGGAGACCCGCAAATCACCACGTGCACCCCGACCATCGTGGAAAACGACGTCTATGGCCTCGACATCGTGTACGGCACGAGTCACTACCACTTCGAGGCCAAGGCCGATGGGTCTGCCGGTGATGCGGCAATTTGGACCCTGACGCCAACCGCGGCAAATGACACGCTGTACAGGCTGCATTGCCACATTCCTACTGCGCCTGGCGCAACGAAGGATTTCTATTTCGAATATCTTTCTGACGCATCAGCCACAGCGACCGAGATATGTGACGGCTTCCGCACTGCCATGGGTGCCGACGCAGATTTCACCGCCCTATTCGTTGCGTCCGGGACCACGACTCTCATCCTCACGGGCCAAACCGGAGGCATGGAAATTGTAATCATGCCTGGCGGCGCTGGCACGTGGGCCAGCATCACCGAGACTCAGGCAGCCGGCACGGCCACGGCGACCACCCTGCTCAACAAATTCCGTACTGCCATGGCCGCAAATGCGGCCTTCACCGCGCAGATTGTGGCCACGGGTACCACGACGCTCATCCTCACTGGCCAGGACGATGGCCAGGACTTCACGGTCAACGATGCTGGTCATGGAACATGGGCCAGTATCACGGAGACGCAAGCGGCTGGCACTTCGACGGCTACCACGTTGTGCAACAAGCTCCGAACCTTGATGGCTGCTGACACCGCGTTCACCGCGCTGGTAGTTGCATCCGGGACTGACACCCTCGTCCTCACCGGGCAGGTAGCAGGTGCATCGATGCGCGTGATTTCTGCCGGGCATGGAACATGGGCGAGCATCACGCAAACCACGCCACCGGGTCCCAAGTGCGACCTAGTGGAAAACGCAGAATGGCTCAGGGGCTCGGCGGCAGCCGGTGTTGCCCTGTTGGAGCTCAACCTCCCGTAACAGGGTCATCAACCGCGTAAACCGCAAACAAGGAGAAAGCAACATGGCCCCGAATCAACTTCACCTTGACGCAGCTGAGTCGGCATTCTTTGACCGACAGCTTGAGTTCATTAAGGCGAAAACCTTTGATATCAAGTATCCCATGTTTAGGTCACGGACGTTCATTCCAACGAGTGGCGAAGTGAACCCTGGCGCAACTACGGTCACGTACCGTCAATACAATGAGGTCGGCCAGGCGCGCATTGGCTCGCATGCCAGCGACCACCCGCCGCGTGTCGACATCAATGGCGAGGAATTCAGTCGCCCCGTGCGGTCAGTCGAGGCCAGCTATGGCTGGCATCAGAAAGACATCAAGGCCGCAGCCATGGCTGGGCTTGACCTCAATCCGAGACGTGCGTCAGCTTGCCGCAAGGCAATCGAGCGCATGCTTGATGAGGTGGCCGCGGTCGGTGCGCCGAAGTATGGCATTGCCACGGGAGCGCTCAACGATGCCAACGTGACAGTAGACCCATCGGGTGGCACGTGGGACACACCAGCGGACCCTGATGACATCATCGGGGAGGTCGCTGGGATGTGGCAAGGCATCATCAGTGACACCCACCAGGTGGAGACTGCGGACACCCTCGTGTTGCCCCCGGACCAGTGGGCGCACATTGCGGTCACTGCGCGCTCAGCTGACAACAACATGACCATCCTCAAGTACCTGCGCGAAAACATGCCTGACCTCACGGCGATTGAGCCATGGTACCGCATGGATGAGGCCGGGGTGGCGAGCGCTGACCGGGCATGGATGTACTCGCGCAACGCGGACACGTTGCAGAACGAAGTCGTTCAGGAGTTCGAGCAATTGCCGCCGCAGGCCGAGGGCTTTGAGGTGGTCATCAATTGCTGGGCCCAGACGGCTGGCGTTGCGGTCTACTACCCGTTGGCCATGCGTTACCTTGACGGTATCTAGGGGTGTCCAGGTATGGTCACTATTCATAATGCTACAAAGAGCAAACTGAAGCTTCGCTTCGGTGTGTTCCTGCGGCCTGGTGACAATGAGGTCGGCCTTGACGCTTGGGCAAAGTGCAAGGACGACCCCATCACCAGGCATTACCTCTCCCATAGGCGGATTTGGGTTGCGGCTACTAGCTCCGAACCTGCGGCCGCACCCAAACCGCCTGCGGAGTCCATCGTCACAGTTGAGGCAAAGGCGGAACCCGTGAGCATTGCGCCTGAGCCTGAGCCCGAGTCAGAGACAAAGGAAGACGAGGTAACCGACACTGACGAGGGTGACGAGCCAACAGACCCCAGTGGTTTGGCGGCAGAGAACGGGGTCTCAAGAATGAAGGCCAAGCAAGTGATTGCCATGGTCGATGCATCGGACGAGGCCGCGGTTCTCAGGCAAATGCTCACGACAGAAACGCGGCCTACGGTACGGGCTGCAATCGAGCGTCGGCTAGACGAGCTCAAGGGGTAGCAGCATGACGGTAGTCGCTCAGGATATCCGGGACACGTTCCCTGAATTTCAGGGCGCTACCGACACGCTGATTGACCTGTGGCTGGCGCAGGCGCAGCGACGCGTCAACACGGTGCAATGGGGGGAGAAAGCAGACGACGCGACGCTGTGGCTCACGGCGCATTTGCTCAAGGTAGATGCACAGATCCGTGGCGGGGGCACAGCCGCCGCGGGACCTATCTCACAAAAGAAGGTAGGTGATCTATCAGTCTCGTATGCCGTGCCCGCCAAGATGGCCCAGAGTTTCCTGGCGAGTACGGCATACGGGCAACAGTACCTGCAGTTGCGAAGCGAGCTGATGACAACCCGTGTCCTCAACGGCACGGTCACCGATGGGTGCTGCACCTAATGCCCAAACGCGTGGTAGACATAGACCGCGGTATGAAAGCCATGGTGCGGCGCTTCAAGCGTGACCAGCGCGGGCCATACGTGACCGTGGGCATCCAGGGCACGGAGGCATCACAGACACGCGAGTTCGGCGAAACCAACGTGGCTATTGCTGCCGTGCACGAATTCGGCAGCCGAGATGGGCATATCCCCCAGCGCTCGTTTCTGCGGTCGACTATGGACCGTGAACACAATCGCTTTATGAAGCTACTCGAGATGGGCGTCAAGAAAACATCCCTGACGGGGGCTGACGTCACAAGGGCCTTGGGCGCTGTGGGCGAGGAAGCCCGCGCAGCATGCGTGCGGACCATTGACCAGTCGATAGGTCTCAAGCCCAATGCGCCAGCGACCATCAGGCGCAAGCGTAGTACAACGCCCCTCATTCACGAGGGTATCCTGAAGCGCTCGATAACGTGGAAGGTCCACAAGGCATGATGGTAGGCGACATCATACCTGAGTTTGCTACGCCCATCACCGTGCGGCGTCCTGTTGACGCGGTGACATTCGTGGATGGTATCGAGCAACCCGCGTCAGACCCGCTCGTGTTTTGCGTCTCTTGCTGCTCAGTGCAGCCTGTCACCGGCAGGGAGCGCGAGGTTCTCCCCGAGCTCATACGCGACCGTGAGGTGAGCAAAACCTATACGCAGTACCAGCTACGCTCGGTCGACGTCGAAGGCAAAACGCTTGCTGACCGTGTTGACTGGGAGGGGCAAGAATATGTCGTGCAGTCGGTAGAGAATTGGTACCCGCACGGCGCCTTTTACAAGGTCCTACTCGTCAAGGAAGATGACTAGTGACCATCCTGTCGCAGCCCATATCGTGGTCCACGAAGTACAGCGCCCTGTACGCTTGGGTCTATGGTGCGACGGGGATTGACGTTCGTTGGGCTGACCAGAATGCACCGCGGCCTGACTTCCCATACATCTTGCTTGACGTCACAGCTATGGCCAAGGAAGGCGGCATCGGCCCGGTAAAAGCCGAAGCAAAAAGAATTCGCCATGCCTTTCTGATCGGTGACGCGGCGGACGCCATCGCCGGGGAATTGAACAGCGGAACGCCGGTTACCCGCTCGGGTGATCTGGCGGCGGCGGTGGCCGCCGCCCACGACCTGGCAATGAAAGAAAAGGCCACCGACCCGGTGGTGCTGCTGTCTCCGGCCTGTGCGTCCTTCGATCAATTCAGCAATTTCGAAGATCGGGGCGATGCCTTCCGTGAGTTGATAGACGCCCTTCCCGGCGAAAGAACGGAGCCCGGTGAATGAGCAGCTTCGCCCGCACCGATACAAGCCTTATCAGCCGTTGGTGGTGGACCATCGACCGCTGGAACCTGATGATGCTGATTGCCATCGCCGGCGCCGGCGCCGTCCTGATCATGGCCGCTTCGCCTCCGGTAGCGGAACGGATCGGCCTGGACCCGTTCCATTTCGTTCGCCGCCAGCTGATCTTCCTTCCCTTGGCCCTGTCCGTGATGCTGGCAACGTCGTTGCTGGCGCCCCGGGGAGTGAAGCGGCTTTCCCTTCTGTGTTTCTGCGCCGCCATGATCCTGATGGTGGCGACCCTGATCCTGGGTGAGGAAATCAAGGGCGCGACCCGCTGGATTCAACTGGGCGGGTTTTCCTTGCAGGCGTCGGAACTGGTCAAGCCCAGCTTTGCCGTACTGACGGCGGGAATTTTGACCGACCGGCGTTTGGCCGGACGGGGGAACGGTTACTTGGTCGTCACCGGACTGTTTCTTCTCGTTTGCGGATTGTTGGTCCTGCAGCCGGACGTGGGGATGATTATCGTCGTCAGCGCCGTGTGGGGCGTGCAGTTCTTCCTCGCCGGACTGCCGTTGATCCTGGTCGCGGTGATTGCCTTGATCTTCTTCGGCGGCGGCATCGGCGCCTATTTCACCTTTGATCACGTACAAGCCCGGGTGGACCGATTCCTCGATCCCTCAACCGGCGACAATTATCAGGTTATGCGGGGGTTGGAGGCCTTTCAAACCGGCGGCCTGTTCGGCCGTGGTCCGGGCGAAGGCCGGGTCAAGGAAGTCCTGCCCGACGCGCATGCGGATTTCATTTTCGCCGTTGCCGGAGA